CACTAAGATCAAAAACCTAACCCTACTTTTTTCTGGGAAAAGGGGTTTTTTACTAATTAATTTTTTTTTTTGTAAAGGAATTTGTTTAGAAAAAAAAATTTCAAAAAACTTTTAAAAATAAACTTTCCCCCCCCCCTCCAAAATTTTTTGTTTAAAAAGTGTTAAAAAGTGTTAAAAAGTGTTAAAAAAAGTGTTAAAAAAAAGTGTTAAAGTGTTAACACCATTCCAAAAAAAGTGTTAATTTATCAAAAGTGTTAAAAAAAAGTGTTAAAATAATATATTTAAAAATAAAAAATAGTATTAAATTATAATGGTTTCGTATGAATGTTTGAGATGTGGTTATATAGGAAAGCAAAAGGGGCATTTAGCAAAACACTTAAATAGGAAAAAAATATGTTCACCAATATATAATGAAATTAGTATTGAAGAAATTCAAGATTTTTATAATTTAAACGATTCCAACATATTCCAAAAAAATTCCTCAATATTCCAAAAAAATTCCAAAAAAAAAAATTTTGAGATTCCAAACGATTCCAAAATATTCCAAAACGATTCCAAAATATTCCAAAATATTCCAAAAAATGGAATACAAAACAAATGTCTTTACTGTTGTAAAGAATATTCTAATAAAGGTAATTTAAACAAACACATGAAAACATGTAAAATTAAAAAAAAAGAGTTAAAAGAAATAACAATTCAACACGAAAAAGAGAAAACTGAGTTAATGGAGACTGTAGAAAAATTAATAATAGAATGTAGTGAAATGAAAAATATAATAGAAAATAATAGAAATATTGGTTCTAATAATAATAATAATAATACAAATTCTAATAATACCACAAATAATACTACAAATAATATAATCAATATCAATAATTATGGTGACGAAAATACTAAATATATTACTAAGGATTTTATTGTAAATTTATTAAAAAATAAACCTTTTAAAGCTATACCAGAGTTAATTAAACATACTCATTTTAATAATGATTATCCAGAAAATCAAAATATCAGATTAACAAATAAAAAAGAACCATATGTTAAAATTATGAAAGGTGATAAATGGGAATTGCAAGATCGAAAAGAAACTATTACAGATTTAATTGATAAACAACAAATGCATTTAACTGAAGAAAATATAGAAGGGCAAATAGAAGTTGAATGTAATTCAAATGAAAAAAAAAATATTGAACGTTGTAATGAATTATATAATGAAGGTGATAAAGATTATATGAAGCGTCTTTATAACGAAAGTGAATTAATTGTTATTAATAATAGTAGTAGTTGATTAATATAAAAAAAAAGGTCCTACCGAGATTCGAACTCGGGACTCAAGGATCAAAACCTTGCGTGCTAAACCGCTACACTATAAGACCAACTATAATTATATATATATATTTATTTTTAAATAGTTTATTTTAAAATATATTTTATTTTTAGATTATATTAATTTTATTTTTAGATTATATTAATTTTATTTTTAGATTATATTAATTTTATTTTTAGATTATATTAATTAATATATATTTTTACATATAAACTATATATAATTATAATATGAAATATATTTAATAATATATAGTCTATATATGAATAATATTGAATCGAATGAATTATATAATAAAAATTGTCAAAAATTTATGGAAAAATATAATATTTTTGAAAATCATAGTAATTTAGTTATTGATGGATTATCTAAACTTATTTATTCTCAAACTTATTTAGTAATGCCAGAGTCACTTAAAACAAAAATGCCTACTCCTAATTTAGATTTTGTAGATGTTAAAGCTCAAGCAATTTATGAACATTTATTTCCTAAATATGAATTTGATGTAATTTATAAACAAATTCATGAATAATTAAATTAAATTAATAAAATTATTATCTTACATATATATATTATAATGAATAACAAAAAAGATAAAAAACAAGGTGTTGGTGCATTTGAATTAGGAGGAGTTAAATTTAATGGATTTCATGTGGATAAACTTCAATCTGGTGGATTTTTTGAAGATTTTGGTGTTATTGAATGGTTAATGTTTTCTGTTGTTTTTATTATCATAATAGTAATATTATTAGTTTTAGTTAATGTTCTATTTGATGTAAATATGGACGATATTCCACTTATTGGATCAATTACATCATTAATAGGTAACTCAAATCCAGAAACTTCAGCTACCCCCGAAACTCCAACTGCCTCAGCTGCCTCAGCAGTTAGCCCTACATCTGCCCCTTTAGAACCACCTAATAATTCAACTAATATAGATCAATTAAATCCTCCTCCTCCACTAAAGGAAAGTCTGCCAAATCAACAAAATGGTGGTAAATTAAAAAGATATAAGAATTTAAGATAAATTATAATTATTGTTTAAATATATATTTTTTTTTCTTATATATAATATTATAATGAGTGATAAAAAAGATAAAAAAAGCGAACTTGAACCAATGCATATAGTATTAATTGGTGTTGGTATTTTATTAGTTGTATTAGTTGTATTATATGTATTAAGAGAATTACTTCCAGAAATGATAAGAAGTCCTTTTATAGAATTTCATAAATTAATATATGGTTCCGATACTGGATCATCCGAACCGTTAGTATATAATTCTGAAAATATTCCAGTTGCTCCGGTTGCTCCCCAACCATCAGTGCCTACTGCTATTGTACCAGTTGAAGATGCTTCTTCAAATCGAAATTTAAATGTTGGTGGTTCAAGATTTAAAAGAAAATAATTTTAAATTGATTTATAATAGTATTATATATAATGAAAAAAAATATAGTTAAAATAATAACATTTCCTATAATTACAACATATGGTATTTATTATTATTTTTATTTTAATTATATAAAAAACAATAATATTGATATATATAAATTTATTTAGGAAGATAATATGTACCAAATATTTTATCCATAAATGAAAACATTACACCATAATTACATCTAAAAAATTCATGGTGAGAATCATGTTCCAATATACAAGGAGATTTTTTTTTATCTAAAAAACTATATCCACTATGAATAATTATACCATTCCAATTTATTAATATCATTGTTATCCATAATATCACAATATGTGAATGAAGCAATATTGGTGCTATTAACATCAAAATAGTAAATGATAATAATTCTACTGGGTGCATAAAATGATTTACTAAAGCAAATGTTTCGGTATGATGATGGTGTATTTTATGAATATTTTTATATAAAAATGGTGTATGCATTATTCTATGCCAAATATAAAATAATACATCAGATATAAGTAATATGGCTATAATATGAAAAAAACAAGTAAATAAATTGGGTAGTTCTCGAGACATATCATATAATTCAATATTATATTTATTAATAATTATTATCCCTATAATTGATAATGGTACTATTATACCAAAAACACTAATCATATTTTTTTTTATACCATAATTAATATCATTATTTGATGGATATTTTCTTTCCTTATTATAATTAATTCTATATTTCTCTAATGATTTTAATTTTATTATATCTAAATATGTAAAAATTATTAATGGTATTTCTGAAATGAATAATACTATTAGGGATAACCACATTATTTCATTTTTCGTAAAATTATCATATATGTATGTAAACATTTAGTATATATTTATTAATATATTTTCAACTTCTAATTTATTTTTTTCTAATTTATTTTTTCTAATTTATTTTTTCTAATTTATTTTTATCCTACTCTGTATCAATATCATCTTCTATATTATCTAAATCATCAATATCATTTTCTATATCCTCCTCATCACAAGAAGAAACAGTTATTTCAATTGATGATAAGTCTCCAACATCATCTTGTTCATCTTCAAATGAATCATTTTCTTCATTTACATATTCTTCATCTGATGTAAAACTAGACAATTCTTCTAAATCTAATTCATGAGTTTCTGAACCAATAGAAATATTTTCATCATCATTTATAAAATCTTTATCACTAGTATGTTCTGATAATGATTCATCTACCTCATCATCTGTATCTTGTATATCTTCAAATCCTCCAAAACAATCACTATAAAATACTTCATATTCTTGAACTGGTAAATCAATAATTTTATTTTTAGAATATTTAATAAAATATAACTCATTAAAATATAACTCACAGTCTACTGGTGGCGGTAAATCATATTTATTTTCTTCTCCAGCATCACCATTTTCACATCCATATAAGACATATTCATAATTATTATAATCCCACTTATTCAATTTTGTTATATGTCTATTTTTTTTTATAAATTCTATATCAGATTTATCTATATTTGTAATTTTCCCACTTTTAGATATTTTTATTAATAACATCAAATATATAACTATATATTTATATATAATATTCTTTAAATATTTTTGTATATATAAAAGCTATATAACAATTACATAAAAATTATATAATAATTGTATATAATTAAATAATGATTGTAAAAAAATTTTTTAAAAAAAAAAGTTTATTATTAAAAAAAACACATGAATCTATAAAAAGATTCAAAAAAAATTTTAGAAAAAAATATAAAAAATCTGATATAAAAAAATATAAAAAATCTGATATAAAAAATATGATATAAAATAAAGTTATTAGCACATATCTATTATAGTTTTTTTAACTGTTTTAGTCCTTTTTTTACGAGGTTTTTTTTCAACATTTTCAATAATTGATTCAGTATTTTCCTTATTATTTATTTCATCTATAATTTTTTCATCTATAGTAGTTTCTTCAATAGGATCAACAATAATACAAATTTTATTAAATCCACAACCAATATGTTTTTCCATATACAATTGATAAATTTGATCATCATCTTCAAATAATCTATTTTTTAAACAATCTATTAATACTTTATTATAATTATCTAAATCTCGCTTACGTTTATCCTTAAAATATAATATTAATGTTAATTTAATTTTACCTAGTATTTTTTCATAATTATTTAACAATAAATCAACTTCTTTTTTAAATTCTCTACCATCTTTAGATATTAATACACGACCTTGCCAACTTCTATAATATTTATTTACACTACATGCCATTATTGGTAATTCAATCATTAAATATTAATAGTATATATATTTCTAAATTATTATATTATAATATAATAATAATATATATATATAATGAATAAAAATTTAAAACTAGGTTTATTAATAGGCTTTTTATTAGTTTTATTATTTATAATAAATAATAATAGATGTTGTAAAAAAAATAACAAAAAAACAAACATTTATGGTGGAGATGATCATACAGAATCTGAAGAAGAAGAAATAAATTTATTACAAGTTGATGGTGTTAATACAAATGAAAATAATGATGAACCAACTATTAATTGTTCATTAGAGGAAATAAATAAACATAATAGTATATCTAGTAAATGGATATATAATAATGGAACTATTTATGATTTATCAGCAATAATTAATGCTAATTATGTAAATGTAGATAATTTAGATAGAAATATAAAAAATACAGTTAATTATTTTAAATTTACAGAAGAACAAGATTTAAGTAAAATATTAAAATCAATAGAAGATTATAATTCTCAAATGACATTATATATGAATGATGAAAATAAATTAGAAATATTTTATGTAGATGAACTTAAATTTTCTAATGAAACTGATGAAGAAGATGATACTAATACTTTAAGTATAGAAGAACAAAAACTAAAGAAATTCAATAAATTTAAATTCATTTTTATTAAAAGTATAACCCAATTTAAAAAGGGTACAATTTGTCCCGCTGGATTATTAATATAATAATAAATAATGAATAAATAATGAATAAATAATGAATAAATATTAAAAATAAATTACAATAATATATGATAGAATTTCATCGATTATGTAATAATTGTATATATGTGGATCAATCAAATATAATAGTATCAAAACAACCCTTATATACATCACATGTAGGAACATGTAGTGTTTTATTATTTTCTTTTAAAAAACTTAATTTTATGGCTCATATAGATGCAATTCAAAACAATTCTGATGAAATAGTAAAAAAAATAAAAAAACATTTTAATATAGAAGATTTGAAAAAAACAAAGATTTATATTATTAAAGGTGCTTGGTGTCATAATAAATGCCCTACTACTAATATAATTATGAAATCCTTAAAAACACTTAATCTAAATTTTATTATTTACGAAAAAAAAATAAATTGGAATAATGAAATACATATAAATAATACAATAAGTATTAAATAAGTATTATAGAAGTATTATAATAATCTAATAGATTTATTCTTTATTTTTAATAATATCTAATAATTTTATATTTACAGTTTCCATATCACATAAGTCTTTTTCCAATTGAGAATAATTTTTATTTAAATTATTAAAATCTTCTAATATGTTTAAATATTTATTATTTATTTCAATAAATTCTATATCTTTTTTTTTGTTTTCATTTTCTAATACAGAATTTTTATTTATTAATTTTTTTATAATATTATTATATTCATTTTTGTCTATATTAATTGTATTTTTATTAGTAATATCATTAATATAGTCTTCGCCTAAGTCTAAAAGTTCATAGTCAGTTAACATTAATATGTTATAATATATAGTATATTATATTTAATTATTTTTAAGTAAGAATTATTATTTATTAGATGGTTTTATAATAATCAACTAATTCATAAGTAATTTTTTTTAAATTATCTGCAATTATATTACCATCATCAACAAAAAATGTTATAATATTAGTTTTATTCATATCTTTATAACAAAAACCAAAAAATTTAGATGAAGATTTCCAAAACATTACATTTTGATAAATAAAATTAAATTCTTTATATTTATTTTTCAAAACAATATGATTTTCACATAAATATAATGTAAAATATTCATTTTTTTCTATAATATCTAATTCACTTTCTTCTATCATACATTTATATTCATATAAATAATCTTTATTTTTAGTACTAAAATTATCATTACTATTATCATTATTATTACTGTTTATTAATCTATTTTCATTTATTTTTGAACTATTCGAATTTCCCATATAATTTATATATAGTTTATATTTTAATATTTTTACATTGAATATATATATATATATATATTTATTTATATGTTTCTTAATATAGATGTATTAGAAGATACCAATAATATACCATTAAATTTTGATAAACCATATGTTCTTAAAAATAATAAAATGACAGCTGTAAAAAAATGGAATATAAATTATTTAAAAAAACAGTTAAGTGATAGTAATGTAAGAACAGAATATTATAAATCAATTGAAGACTATCAAAATGGTGGTGGAATTGTAATAGATAAAAAATTTAGTGAATATATGTCTGATATAGAAAATGGTAAATTATGTTATTTAGCAGAATGTGACATGAAAATTTTTGAAAATATATTAGATAAGAATGATACATTAGAAAGATTTAAATTTAGAAGACCTAATTTTTTAAAACATCTATATTTAGGAATAAATACATATTCAAATTGTCATATACATTTA